TCTTGGATAAGTGCGCCAGCCTCCCAGCGCACCAGTTGTTCTTTGGTGACATCGATGTCGCGGGTGCGAGTGATGCCTGTGATCGGTGATGTTCTCTTGATCTTCATCATCAGCACCTTTCAGCAATGTAGTCACGCAACTCTGTCCGCGTTATGATGCCCATGCCTTGGCATACGCCACACACCTCGTATGTCGCACTAGGCTCACCCGAGCTATCAAAGACCGCTGCGCCCTCTCTGAAGCCTCGATCACACGATGACGAAGGGCAGGGCACCGAAGAACTCTCAGGCCCGTAGTTATCGTAAGGACGCAGTGATGACTTAGGCCGCCGAGGATATGTCAACGACATCACAGACCCCTCCTGTGCACGCTAGTTCCTGAGATGCAGTGGTATGGTCGCGGCCCTGCTCGTAGTCAGCCAAGCGTGACCAGTCCACGTTTGGCATCTGCTCAAGCAGGCGCTCGTACTGTGCAGGCGTGATGTCTTGGTAAGGCGCTTGCTCATAAGTGTGGTCGCTGTGTGGCAGGAAGCTAATGCCGCTGAGTAAGTCAAACTTGTCCCAGCACCAAGCCCCTACGGCAGGCCACTCATGATCTTTCACGCTCACCGTGATCGAGGGCTTGTGACAGCAGAAGTTCGTTTGATACTCCAGCCACATCTCTAGCTGCTCAATAGCTGTCATGTCGTTGCGTGTGATTGCACCAGCCGGTGCTTTCATCGGGAAGCTAAACACGGTCGTGGTGTCACTATTGTAAACACAAGGTGCATGGGGAAAGCCTGCGTCTCGCATCATGCTACAGAGCGGATCGCGATTGTCAGCACGGACGGTCCTGACATAGTATGGCGAGTGCCTTGCGTGTATTCCTGACGCCGAGTCACATAGGCTTGAAACCGTGCCCGAGGGTTTGATGCAGGTCACTGCCGCAGCCGTGTTAATGCCCAGCTTCTGAGCCCACTCATGGTTGGTCGTGATAGCCACGTTGCGTAGGTGTCGAAGCAGAGCACCGAGCCCATAGCCATTGAGCCCATTAGTGTAGCTGTTGTCCATGATGCCGGTCATCGACACACCAAGCAAAGCCTCCTTTTCTGTGTTCTCACGCCAGATCGGACGCAAGTAAGGAAACGAGGTCAGCGTGGCCTGTATGGTCCCGAGGATGGTCGCAAGCCTGATCTTGCGCTCAAGGTCAACCGGTGTGTCTGTAGCTCTCACAACGACCTCAGTGAGGTTGCAGAACTGACCGCCGGTAGCTGGGATGCCTTTGCCTGTCTCGGGATCAATGCGCTGTCCACGTAATACGATCTCTGAGCAGGGGTTAGTACCAAACTCGTTCATGTGGTCGCGGCCTATCATCTCAGCGTGACGTCGCGCAGCTTCCCTGTTGAAGATACCGCGTTCACCGCTCCCTGACTTTGCCAGACTAAGCCACTCTTCCATAAACTCTGTCGAGGTAGGCGTGTGCTCATAGGCCACCGAGTTGTTCGATAGAGCAAAGTGCTGGTTGTCCTTCCACCATTCACCGGCCTTAGCATCGCGCATCTCATCGTCTCCGAGATCGCTCAGGCTAATTAGTGCTGACCGACGCACACCGCCAACGACCACCACTTGTCCCACCATGCATATCAGGCTGTGAACCTCGATTGGTGTCAGCTTGCGACCCTCTGCCTCTTTGAATATCTTGACCGTGTGGTCAAAGAGTTTCTGCAGTGGCTCAGGCCCCGAGGCACGTCCACCAAAGGTCTTGAGCGGGGCACCGGCAGGGCGTACCCGTGAAAGATCCCAGTCTGGTTGTCTACCCATCCACAATAGATTCAGAAGGTCTTGGTACGCATATGCCCAGCCTTCCTTGCTGTCCTCGACAATGATTAGCTCACTACCATCAATGATAAACGGCGGCACCTGTGGAAGGCTGTCCACGTACTTCTGTTCGCAGCTAAAGCCGACCCCCGTCCCATTGAGTAAGATGTAGAGCACTTCGCTGAACGTTTGCGGGTGGTCGATAGGCGTATATGAGCAATTGAATCCTGAAATATTGCTTCTGTCTAATGCCGGACCTGCACACATCATTGCTCTCATGCTGGGCATCACTTCGCACCCAAGGATCGCCTGCTCTAGTTCTTCGATAATCGGAGTATTCTCATGGTCGCCACCGATCTCATTGAACACGACGTTGTCGATGTATCGAGCGACAGTCTCCGACCACGTCTCACGCCGCCCATCAATGAATTTGGCGTAGCGCGACGTGTGGATGAACCGCTGAAACTCGGTAGGTAGGTAGTTATCGTTATTGTTGTTAGTCATTGATTGCTTTGCCTTCTAGCTGATTGAGACGCATGTCGATGTACCGCCGCGCCTTTTTGAGATCTGTGATTTCGGATTCATCAGGGGTCATACCGACGTAGTGCTTGCTACCAGCGCGAACGACGTACTTGATGACGTTGCCTCGCCAGAAGCATAAGCCGTTGCCCATGATGAAAACGATGGGTTCGATGGCCCACTTCGAATAGTGATCCGGTGATTTAACATTGATGCTCATGTCTTAGCCCCCAAGCCATGCTTGTTACGCATGTACCTCTCGTCCCGCTCACGTTCCTTGGCATCAATGACGTGGCCGCAGTTGGCCTTGCCTCGAGGCGTGAGACGCCACATGCCCTCGGTCTCTGCGGGTTCAATGAAGTCGCGCATCTTGAGGATGTCGAAGATGTGCTCGACGTGACGCTTGACGCAAAGCTGGCTGGTGGCGACGTTCTGCACAGTGTCCCCCAAGTGGTCCATGAGCAGCATGTGCTCGTAGGTCCGCAACGCCGCCTTGTGAACAGGCAGACGGGCCTCTCTGGTCACTGCAGTCAATGTGTGACGAGGCTCGGGCTCAGGCCTGTATATGTCAGCTTCATGAGCGGATATGAGCTGCCCGAACACACTCTCTTCAGCGCGGGTCATCGGGGCCAGCTTGCTGCCATTGTTGCGATAGCTGAACAGGTGCTTCCAGTATCCGGTAAGCTTAACACCCTTTAGCGGGTGCGCTGCGCCTTCTCCGAAGTGCTTGTTGTGTGGCTGGCGCATATAATGTGGATCAAGTGTCATTGCTCGGTGGCTCCCATAGTTTAATCGTTGATGTGTCTTGGTCCCAGTCGTCGAACCTCAGTATTCTCGCGCACCTTGCCTGCTGCAGGGCGTCGGCTGCTGTGAGCCCCGCCTTGAGATACGCAGCGACCACGAGATCCCAGTGTGGCTGTGGGCCAAGCACTTTGGCGGCTGTGACTGCTCCGATCTTGGGACAGCCGTGGTAGCCATCGGTCGGATCACCCGTCAGCGTTTGCGTGAGAAACGCCCGATCAGCATCGGCGACTGAGATGTCGTGGTGCTCGTCGCTCTGAGGTCTGTAGAGCTTGGCAGGCAAGGTCAGCATGTCCTTGTCATCGCTGACAATGACACCTTTGCTGTCGGAGGCAGTCGCAAGGATGCCCATGATATCGTCGGCTTCTAAGAAAGGCTCTGAGTGCCACAGATATGTCTGCTTTGCCCACTCGACCGCAGCCCCATAGCCCACCGGCTTGCGTACCTTCTTGCGACCGCCCTTGTAGCTGGGCAGTACTTCTTTTCGGAAGTTGTCGCGGTCGCTAAAGCACAGGATAAAGTTCGCAGTGTCGAGGGCCTCGCAGACCTCCTGCAGAGTGTTCTGGAAGATCGCCTTGGCTTCCTTGAGATCTGTCTGTAGCGACCAAAGATCGTCGCCCCAATCGACTTCCTCCTCGGCGGCAGCGCAGGCTCGGTATAGGTAAAGGTCGGCGTCAATTAGGAGTATCTTCTGGCTTAGTAACTGCTCTGAGTATTTCATCGAGTTGCCTTTTCATTCTTATGCCTGATTCAGTGATTGCCCAGTGGTTGGCCCACTGCTCATTGTCTGGGTGGTCATCCGCAGCCGTAGTTATCCAAGCCTCTGACGCCGCCATCGCAACGTAGAATGCGCCCTCTCGGGCAAACCTAGATTTGACGGAGAAAGACCGCCGGTGGGCACGGTCGAGCACAAGGTAAATTGCCATCGAGTGCGCCATCTGCTCGTCTATCTCAGTGGGTGTTAGCCCAAGTTCTGCCAACGCTATAATCGGATGCGATGGGGATCTTTGTTTCGAAAGCAGCGCCTGCTTCTTGCGCCATTCTTCGAGTGATATCACCGACATGATCAGCGACCTCCTGTGTTTTACATGCAATCTGCACTTCGTCGTGAATCCAGCCGACCATGTAGGCTAAGTCACTGATGTCTCGAAGCTCTTGGTCGATCAGGTCTACCCATTTCTTGCAAAGGATGGCCCCTGCACTTTGCAGTAGCTGGGACAGGCACTTGTGCTCTGATCCACCGCGTATGATCAGACGCCGCCCATCGAGGCCTTTGAGATAGCCACGTCTCTTGAATGCCCTGCTGATGCCTCTCTGGAGCGTGGCAAACGCTGGAACCTCGCGGGCATAGTTGGCCTTGAGCTTCTTGCCTTTACGAGCGTCTCCGCCAGCAAGCGCACCCACGAGGGCATCGCCTCCACCGTACATTAATGAATAGACCACTGATTTTGCAGTCGGACGATCCACACCGAATGCCTTGGCATTGTACTGGTGAATGTCGCCGTCGAGGATCTGGGCAGTGAAGTCATCGTCGTTGAGGTAATGGGCAAGGCAACGCAATTCTAAGCCTGCCAGGTCACTTCCTAACAGCAACCAACCATCGGGAACTGTGAATAGCTCTCGACACTCCTGACCAAAGGGCAGACGGGCGGCAGGAACTTGAGCCAAATTCGGCGACCGATGGCTTGCTCTTCCTGAGATACATCCGTTGCTCACAATCTGGTGCCTAATGCGACCATCGCTATCGACACGCTTCATCCACGCCTGCCTGCCCTCGGCTAACTGTCCAATGCGCTTCTGTAGCATGAACATCTCAGCCAGCTTTTGCGCTTCGGGGTACTCGGTCAGGCTACCGAGGATGACCTCGTTGATCACCGCGTGGCCGTCGCCTGTGTGGTGGCGTGGCTCCCAGCCATACTTGTCCTTCAAACACCGCTCGATGTGGCGCCTGCTTGAAGGGTTAAACTCCACAAGCTTTTTCTTAATGAATGGCTCGTTCTTCTTGTAGCCTCGGGCCTTGTTGTCTCGCGCCGGTATGAAAGTCTCGCTGATCTCCCAAGGTGGGAACAGGGTATCGAGGTCCTTGCTCAGTTCCTGTCGTTTGCCTGCCAGCTTGGCATACAGCGCCCCCGCCTTCTGCTTATCAAAGGTCCAGCCGTTGTTACCAATGCGGAAGCAGATCTCAGCTAACTGGTGCTCCAAGTCCACCGACACCTCAGAGGCGTGGGCGCCCATCAGCTTATGGTAAAGCTGCACAGTGACATTGACGTCTTGGACGCAGTACGACAGCATCTCTTCGCTGAACTTCTCCCAACCGCCATCGTAGTCACCTTTGAAATTGCCGATACGCAATCCCCAAGCCTTGAGGCTGTGAGAGCCCCAGAGCCGCTTGGGAAAGTCTTCTACGCTGCGTTGCGTAGCAGCATCCTCGCCAATCAAGTCGGCGTGGATCAGGCGCGAGAGCACCAACGTGTCTGTAACTTTGCCTTTCGGCTTGAACCACGGATGAACAATTTGAATCGCCGGTATATCGTAGCCAATGATGTTGTGGCCGACGATCTCATCTGCATCTTGGAGGTAACGTAGGCCTCGACACAGGGCGTCCCTGTCGCGGATGTCGAAGGTCTGCACACGGCCTGAGTCAAGGTCTCTCAGAACGAGACAATGGATGCGGTTCATGGTGTCGAGAAGGCCGTTGCTTTCTAAGTCAAAGGCAAAGCGGCTGGGTCCAGCAATGTAATTGCTCATCGTAACTAATCTCCCAAGATTAATGTGATTTATTTTAGGTAGGGGGGTTGCAATGTCGGCCCAGAGGGCCTATGTATAGTGTATAGGGCAATCAAGTCCACACATGGAGAGATCAAATGAACATTTCAGAAATCAACGACATCGCAGGCCGCTTTGACATTAGCGACTCAGAGGCAAAGCGCATTGCGGCAGCCGCCAACAATGAAGCCGAGTTTATTAAGATTTGGGAAAACGACGATTGGTGGACTGACGGCAACACTGCCAAAGACAAGCTGATGACTGATAAATTCACACTGCCGCTTTGTGCTTATGAAGATGCAAGCAAGGCGATTGCAAAGCTTATTAAAGAGAAAATAGGCAAGCCGAAATATAGACTTGAACGCAGAGCGCCGGAAACACGAGATTTCAGTGAGTCTCCAACTTCATTTGGCGTGACTGAAACTTGGGAATTGACCGACACGTTTGGATCGTTCCTTGAC